ATGTAAAAACACATCCCCACTTTCCTTCACTTCCTTTAAATTTTGTTTTCATAATAATATTTACTTTTTAATTAATCCGTCCAGCTACTAACACACGTTTGTAGCTAGTGGCGGAATCTACTAAACCGCATACGCCACCATCTACAAGCGTGGGAACGTTATAGTCAATGGCTACGTTTACGTTAATAAGTATCGTCTTTCCAATGTGTTGGGGCAGTAATAATACTATTAACTTTATATTGTGGCAGAATAAGTTCTAAAACACCGTCCTCTCTGAAAATAGCACGTTCAGTATAATCTTCTTGTTTTAACCAAATAAATTGCCCCTTTTTTGGTAGTTTTTCTTTAAATGAAATCCACTCTTTTTGAAATAAACTATTACCATATTCAACAGCTTTTTGTTTTGTTTCATTTGATGTTTCAGACAATATTCTTTTTGCTACTATACTTTTCATAACAATTTTATTTTAAATTATCCGCCACTAACTATAACAGTAGTTTGTAGCAATGGCTGGTTTATTGTTTAATTTAATGTTTTTGGCTTCTCTGTTATTATAGTTTTTTAACCAAAACTACTCGCTTACTTGTACGCCACTACAACAAGCTACAAAACGTTAGCACTCACCTTACTCAGCGACGTAAACAGCATATACCCTTTCTTCTGTTTTTCTAACTCCATCAGTAACTGTAATATCAGAAGATATTGTTTCTGGTTGTTTTTCGCTTTTACAAGCATAATGAATTTGACATCCTGCAACTATTACGTGATTGTCTTTTGAACCAATTTTCGCAAACCAGTTAGAACTTCTAACATTTGTTTTTATTCCTAAAATAGCGTCGCTTACTATTTCAACTTCTCCCCAAACTGATTTGTATTGCCTTCCATCTGGAGCATAAAACCAAGCATCTGTTGTAATTAAATATTTTCCTGTCATTGTATTTTGTTTTAAAAATTAATATTTGTTTTTAAATAAAAAGGCGAAGTAGCTATTTTGGAGCAACTAACGAATAGTGTCGCCAACTTTTATCCTTTTTGCATCAAATTCTAAAACAGTTCCCCAGAAAATAGTGTCTTTATTTTTTAGCTGAATATTATACAATCTGCCCCAATCTGTTCCTTCTATTTTTGAAACGACATATTTTGAACCTCCATATTTTTCTATTGGCTCTGTTTCCGACCTTGCGCATCCAAAAAGAAAAACAGCTACTAACATCGTGTATAAGAGATTGCTTGAATTAGGCATTTTTTTAAACATAATTTTTTAATTTAATGATTAGTGATCTTTTGGAGGTTTATTTTTGAATCGGCGTTATTTCTTATCAAGTGTTACATTAAGTTTATATCCAAAACAATCTGCAATGTGTTCTAACTTCTTATAGCTAATTTCTTGTTGACCGCTTAGCCATTTACCTACGTTGCAAGGTCTATCCATTCCGACTAACTTTGCAAATCTTACTTGCGTTGTGTCTTGCTCTCTGAAAATATGCCAGAGTATTTCGTTTTTTTGGTTCATAATTTAAAATAAAAACGCTCTATTCAAAGGGTCGTAGTCCTTATCGTAGAGCGAATTTTTGTAATGTTTTTAATTGTAGCTACGACTCTACTATGCAAATATAGTTATTTATTTAATACCATAATCAAAATAATCTATATATTCCTGTAATTTATCTTTAGTTTCTTTGTCGCCTTGCACTATTGCTTTGTGTAGGTCTTTAATTTTTTGGTCTATTGGGTATTTAGAGTCTACTTTTTTTTTACTCATTGTGATTTAATGATTTATTTTCTTTCAATAATCTCCTAACTTCTTTTAAATTTTCTACGTTCCAAACTTTAGAATGATGTTTATCTATTTCAGCTAATTTAGTCAATTGATTAAAATTTTCTATTCCTATTCGGTTCGGTAGGTTTAAACCATAATTATCAAATGCACCTTCTAAAAATAAATTGCATCTTTGACATTGTCCGTTTATGTTTAACAAATTAAACTTAAGCGTTTCGAACGTTTCAGATTTATAGTAGTGACCAGCCTGAAAGTTATTATTCCATTCTACTCCGCAACTTATACAAGGCTTACCTTTGTCACGTTCTCTAACAAATGCGTGAACTTGCATTTTAGTATTTATAAGCGACGCTTTTAATGTTTTGGTATCTTTATCTAATTTAACCGCTTTTTGTAATTCTAAACGAGGCTTTTGAACTTTAAAAATACTTTTGTTTAATATTTGTTTTCCAGCTTCTGTATTTAGTAAAAAATCAGAATAGCAACCGCACATTTTACCAAGTCCGTAAACTCTATACTTTGTTAGTTTTCCGCAACCTAAATTTTTAGTGTTGTTTGTAGTTCCTTTGCAGGGTTTTTCTTTTGGTTCTATCATAGTTTTATTTTTATAGCCAATTATCTGAATTTACGTTATCGGTTTCGTACGGTAACCAATCTTTGTTTACATTGAAAGTTATTGGTTCGAATGGTATGTTACGACTATACTCGCATTTTGCTATCGTATCGTCATCGCTTTTTTCTACAAATACAACCGTTTCTGCTTTCTTTAATACACTACTACCAACGTGCCCTACTGGTTTTGCAGTTCCAAAGTTTTTATGTAAAATTCCAGTGCAGTGCATTTTTCCAATTGCAGTCCATTGTAGTAGTTTTTCTGTTAGTCCAGTTGCTTGTTCTAAGCTATTGAAATCTGTAACGAGGTCAACATAACCGTCAATTGACATTAAACCTATATTGTTTTTAAATTCACTTTCGAATACAATCCAATCAATAAAATCAAAACGTTCTTTAGGTGAATATTGTCTTAAAGAAAATGTTTTGTAAAAATCACAATTACTACCGATTAACTCTAAAACTCTTCTTTGTACTCTTTGCGTATGGTATTTTGATTGTTCAGTATCAAATGATATTACAAATTTATCGTTTGTATTATGCCCTTTAATGCTTGGGTTTAATATGTTTGATTTGCCACCAATATAACCAGCCTCAATCATTGATTTAAAAAATGTTTTTCTACTTTTTGACGCTCCAACAATACAACTAAAATCTCCATAACTTCCAAATGGTATCGGGTAAAGTGTTCCTTTGTATTCGCTTTCACGAATTGAAATAGCAATAGGTTGTTGTTGTAGTTCCTCGCTCGGGTCAATTAAAGCCTCTGAAAATATAGTTTTAAAATCAACATTGTTGGTTATTAATTCTGGAATGTCTTTTATTTCTATTTTCTCAAACATTTTTATAAGTATTTAAAGCAAGATTAAAATTAAATTCAAAGTTGGCTATTACGTTTTCAATATCCCAAGTTTCAAATGACTCATTTAAAGCATTAATATTAATTTCTTTTAGGTTTTTATTTTGTTCAAAGAAATTTGTTCTTTCGTTGGTGTCTAAATTTATCTTTAAGCATTCTAAATGGTATTGTAAAGGTTTTGAAAGTATATCTTTATTTATTTGTTTTGACGCAAAGTTTACGTTTTTATAATAGAATAAAAAATCTTTTAATACAAAGCAATACATTTTTGCTAATAGCTCATTATCTTTTACAACTTGCTTATTTGATAGGTTTATAAATTCTATAATTGAATTTAAAGCATCCGCATCATTGCTATTTGGTTTATTTTGTTTTGATATTGTAAAACCAAGTCTTTTAATTGAATCTGATAGTTTCATAGTTTATCAATTTTAGGTTCTGTATAGCATCTAATCCAATAACAAACTACTTGAGTTGTTAGTTTATAATTAACTCCATATTTACCAAGTGAGCCAAGTCTAATTGCTTCAATAACATCGTCAATTTTCTTTTTTACAAATTCGTTTTTAATGTCATTATACATTTTTTCAACGTTTGGCGTGTTGCTTTCTAATCTTTCAGAAGCTACCAATAACATAGCTTTTAATTTAAAGGTCTGGGAATTGTTTTCTAAGCTCATCTATATCGTATTTTTGTGGGTTAACATTTTTTTTAAAGTTTTTATCATTCTTTGCCCAAGTTTCTAATCTTCTTTGTAAACTCCAAGTCTTTTCAAGTTCTTGTTTAAATTTAGTATTTGATTTGTTTGGCTCAGTCCAATACTTGTAAAAGTCATTAAGAAAATCTTTACCATAAATATCAATAAAAGGTTTTAGTGTGGAAGCAAATTTTAATTTGCGTTCATCTATATTATTTATTTTTAATTTATCTTTTACTTCTACTTCCTCTTCTACTTTCTCTTTTACTTGTATAGGGTTAGTCGGTGGGTTAGTCATAGGGTTAGTTGGTAGGTTGGTAGATAGGTTTAATATAGGGTTTCCTTCCATATCAGTATTAGTTACTCTCTTCCAACCTTTTACACTTGATTCAATAGCGTGTTTTTGACTTGAATAACATAATTTTACTAAAAAACTCATTTCTTTTGGGTCTTCATCTAAAAACTGTTTATTTATTACAGCCATTAAAAAACTTAATTTATCAGCATCGTTATCTAATTCATTAACTACATCAAAATAACTTCTTAAGAAATTAAATGCTTTTCTTTTAGTTGGTTTCTCCATAATTATTTGATTTTTTATTATTACATTTTTGACATAACGACTGTTTAGTTAGCTTAATCATTTTGAACCTCACTTTCTATAAATGAAATTTGTTTTTTTAATTCTCTATGAAATTTTATTGCAGTTTCTTTTGATAATTGTATTACTACTGGGTAACCATAATTATCAACATTTTCATCTAAAATAGAAATAGTTATTCTATTTGCAGTATTATGAAAAACTTGAAGTTGTGTTTCTTCTGTACCACTTTGAAAAGCACCTTTAAAAATTATATCTATATCAGCCATAAATAGTGAATGTTTTATATTTAAAAACAAACAAAAAGTTATTAAAATTAAAAATCCATAATCCTTTGGCTATTGTGGTAAACGCCTCCAGATTATGGATTAAATATTTTTTATTTTAACTATTGGTTACCACTCCAACAAGTACAAATATAGTAATTATTTCAATACAAAAAACAATTTAATTACTTTTCGTGTTTATTTTTTCACTTTTTAAGAAACTAATATTAGTCCTTATTGCATCTGTAATTTTATATCCAGCATCCATAATTCTACGTAATTGATACATTTGTGGATATTCTACGTTTGCCTCGTTTATAGCTCTTGAAATAGTATATTTATCTTTGACTAAATTAAATACTTTAGTTTCGTATAAATTATGTATTTCAGCACGTACACTTTCTAAGTAGTAAAGTAAACCAGTAATCTTTTGCAATAGTTCAGATAGTTCATTTCCATCTTGTAAATTGCTTTTATAATACTGGTTTACATACTTGTTTAATTTTTCAATTTCATTCATTAGATAAATCAAATGTATCTATTAGTAATTGAAGCATTTTGTCCTTAAAAGGGTAAATCTGACGCATCAGGAACTTCGTCGGCTTTTACATCTTCTTCAACTGGTGTACTTTCTTTCAAGTTTCCGAAATAGAATTTATCCTCTTTTTGTGCTCCTTTAAAATTAGATTGAAAACTTGCGCAGTTGCCGAATTTGTCTAATTCATCGTTAACCCAAACTCTCACGTTTAAGTAAATTTTTCCGTTTTCATTCTTTGAAAACGCTTTGTTTCCGCTTTTTGCTTGTTCTAATAACTTTGAGAAGTCAATTGAGCCGTAATAAGATTTTGCCATTGTAATATAAATTAAAGATTAAAGATTTAAAAATTCTGTTTCTTGTGCTTTTGTTACTGAATATTTTGCTTTTACTTGTTCTAAAGTGAAGTTTCCATCTTTAGCCTTTTTAAGTATTTCAGTAGTTGCATTTGGTTTTGGTTGTGATGCTTTTTGTCCGTCGTCATCTACAGCTCCAACATTTAATAAACTTTGAAGTCCGTAACGCCTTGCGTAAGTAATACCACTTCCTTGTGATTGTGCATCATTTTGTTTTGAAACTATTATTTTAGTGATACTATCAATAGTTTCTCCGCTTTCGTGAAGTAATAATGTTTTAATGTACATTTCACCATTTATTTCAACCATTGGTTGTAAAACAGCTATTTTGTTTTCATTTAAGACTGGTATAACCGCCTCTCTAATTGCATTTAAATCCGCATATGAATTTTTTAAAAAAGGATTTGTTGCATTTTTTTTGGCATCTGACATTTCCGATTGTGCTTTAATTAAAGCGATTGCGATTTCTTTCATAAGATGAAGATATTTAAAGATTAAAAGATATGTAAATATAGTGAATTATTTTGTATTATGCCTCTTTTGGAATAAATATTGTTGTTCATCATTCCAAGCGTCTATACGATGTTTTCTAATTTTCTTGTAGTTTTCATCGTCATAATCGGTTTCCGTTGGTAGTTGTCTAACTTCTAACCCTAAATGGTTTAAGTAACTTTTTTCGTTGTCTGGCAAATCGTTATAAATTTGCTCCGATAACTTTAGAAAATATTCTTTACTACTCATCTTTATCTAATTTTTTAATAATAATTCCACACACTAAAAGTCCTAAGAATACGAAACCGAAAAATAAGTAATTAAAGAACGCTCCTAAAATGCACCCGATTGCGGAAAGTGCGCAACCGAGTAAAAAAATTGTTTGTTTCATTTTAATAACTTATAACATTAATAATCTCCCTTGCTTGAAACTTTTCAAAGCATTGTAAAGGCGTTAAACCGCTCCAGTACAATTCAAATCTGTAAACTTGTTTAGTCCCACTCCAAAATGTAAAACCTTGTAATTCTTTTGTAAATTCTAAGTAGCTCATAATCTGTATAAAAAATGGCTTTCAAATACTCTCGACGCTGGTACTATCGATTTCTTTAAAAGCCTATTAATTTTTTTGTCTTAAGTAGTACCAGTACTTATTTTTTGTAAAATTAATCTATTTAAAAGTCTTACGCAATAGGTCGGCGTTGTTTAGAATGGGTTAAAATAACGTAGCTTTATTAATATCGCCTTTACCATTCCAAAATATACTTTCAAATACTTTCTTTTTATTGTTAGTAGCACTTAAACTACTTCGGTGTTTAAACATTTCAATCTTTTCAAATGGTGCATCGTACTCGCTTAAATAAGCGGGATAAGGTAAATTTGCAAACCACTCATAAAAAGCATCGTGATTAAAACCGCCCTCTTTATATTCACCTGTTCCTTTATACGGAATATCGCAATAAATAATTGGTTTTCCATTAGGATTAATCAATACTTTTTCGTAACTTGTATTCGTTATTTGTAGGTTCTGTAGGTTCTGTAGGCGTGTTAAGTGTTCTACTAATTCCAAGTTTTGAACATCGCATCTTTTTTCAGTTATTTTCTTAACGTGGCTACAAAACGCAATCCTACGCTTTTGAATATCTTTTATTTTAAAAATGCCCTCCATATTTAAACCTAACTTAAACATTGCAGTTTCGTCTAAATTAACAATTAATTCGTGTGCAAGTCTTTTAAATTCCTCAATATCCGCACCATACAAATAACTATTCTGACTATTCCCAAAACTCCAGCAACTCATTACAAAACCGCTATACCAATCCGCATCTTCATTACTTTTTGCTATTTGTTTTTTAAACTCTTCACGTGTTACCCATTCGTAGAATTTAGGTTCTAATTCCTTATGATTTTTTAAGTACTCTACTAAACTATAAATATGTTTATTTAATTCGTTATAATGTACTTTAAATCGATAATCACGTATTGCAGTAAAACTAATCGAACCACCGCCACCAAACAAATCGTAAAAGTCTGTTATGTTATTGTGACGTTGTGTTATTTTCTGAAGTATATCACTTGCAAGTTTTCGCTTACTTCCCATATAAGGTATTCCTAATTTTTCGCTCATAATAATATCCACCCCAATTTTTTATAAAAATCAATTCTTTTAGTTTGCACGTTTGTACGTCCGTCGGGTGATTTCATCCAAACGAACCCCTCTTTATTTCGTTGTGATTCGACCGCCTTTGCTTTTGGTAGTTCTTGCTCAGCTTTTAATTTTTCTTTGTGGCTATACTCTTGAAGTGTTAAATAGCCGTCATAGTTTGGTTTCTTTTCAGATGCTTTCATAATTCATTTTTGATGGTAAAATTAAATAAGTTTGTGTAACGTAGATTACTTTCGGCATTTTCGCCTCTTCAATATCTTTTTTATTGAAATTAACGAGCTTTTCGACTTGAGGCAAAGTGTAAAGCATTGCTTTAGATTTCTGCTTTTTAAATATCGGTTTTATATCTAAAACTTTTTCTCGGTACTTTAGATTTTCAACGCTTATTTCGTAGCGTTCAGAAATTTCTTTTCGTGTGAATGTTCCGCTCATCTCAATATTTTGTTAGTAATTCCGTTCATACTTTTAGCGTCTTTATTATACGCCTCAATCATTGTTACAATATTTTCCATATCGTAAATAGGTACTTTTGAAATTCTTTGAATAAATAATTCAAATACTTTGTAAACGTGGTCTGTACTATCTGAATGTTTCTCGAAAAAACTATCATAATGTTCTTGTTCCGCTTTTATAAGCTCAGGTAGAACGTTGTTTAATTTGTTTTTAAGAAGTCCTTTATAGTATGGCGTGTGTTTTATCGCCTCAAGTTGATTTAAGGCAATTTGGCAACTCATTACGCTTGTGGTGATTTTGTCTGCTAATGTCATAATTTATAATATTACTTCAATTCCTTTTGCTAATTCTAACGAGTGTAACTCGAACTCTTCTTGTATTTTTGCTAAGAACTCTTTATGTTTTAAAAGTTCTCTTTCTAAAGCCTCAATTCTTAACGCTTGGAATTTTTCTAAGTCCGTTTGAGGTGTTCTGTCTATTGTATATAATTCGCTCATAATGTTTATTTGTTTAAATGTATTTTATAAATTAATTTAATTTGTCCACTTACTACTATTCTATTTTCTGCGTACATCATTTTTATATCTGGTCTTGGTAAAGCTCCGCAATAAAATTGCAACCCGAATTTATCATTTATTGGAACTTCTAAAGTAGATCCTAAGCCAATAGTCATAAATGATTGTTTCATATCGTAAGTAATTCCACCGGCCCAGTTGTCGTATCTATTAATTAAAGTAGGTTCAATAGTAGGTGTTAAAGTCATTCCTAACGCCTCAAATCTATACCCGATTGTTCCATACATTCTGTTAAAATCAATTCGGTTAAACTCTTCAAATCCAATTCCGATTTCGACGTTATTATTCCCGACCATTTTAAACTCTAACATATAGTTAAGTTCGGGTTTGTTGTTAGTTGGTGAACTTCCTACAATTGCGTTTCTCGGGTCAAAACCCGCTGAGAAATAAACGTGTTGCGCATTAACTTGTAATGCAAAAAGCGATAATAATAATAATTTTTTCATAATTTTTGTTTTAAGTTATTTAATCTTTTTTTTGTTACTAACACACCATTAATATAATATGCGTTTCTTTTTTTGTTGTAAGTTAATTTTCTAAATACTTTAGTTCTTTTGCGTGGGCAGTGTTCTATCTGATAAAGTAATCCATCACTTAAGCAAACTATGTAAGGATATATTTTAAACGTGTATAATACAGATAGTTGCATAATTTAGTAAGTGTTATACTGTAGTTACCAGTAATTATACAGGAACTTTTGCTAGCCAAGAATTACCAGTTGAAAAACCTTTGTATTTTTCTTTTGTGATTGGACTCTCTCCAACATCAATTAAAGGCAATAATCTATTTACTATATCTTGAAAATTATCTAAATCAGTTTCAAATTGATTGTATAATTCTTCATTAATAATTTCCGTATCAGCATCAATTTCATCATAATCAATGCCTAATATTTTACACGCTAATTCTTCAATATCAAATTGGTGTGCGTTTGCTTTTTTTACTTCTATTCTTTTCATCGTATTTAGTATAAATAACTACTGGTAACATATGCTACACAATAGCTGGGTTTCGGGTTAAATTTAAAGTCTGTTTTGCACCTTTTTAATCTGTCATTATCCGAAGTATGGGTGTGTGCTTTTCCCAGCCATCGTGTAGCATCCGCCGTTGTACGAAATGCGCGCACGCATCTCGTACAACAGGCGCGCACTACGTACAACTTCGCGTTAAGCGAAATTGAAACTACGCTTAGCGCGCGCCTGTTAGCATCAATGCTACGATTCCGTTTCAATAGCGATTTTTGCAATATCACGACATATAAAAAGAGTATCTTTAATATTGTTTGGCTGACCAACTATTTCTCCAGTTGCAATTTGTTGTAAAGCAATTTCATATTTATCAATCTTTTTTTGCTTTTCAATTCCCATTTGCGAACAAATATTGATAATAACGTCTTTTGGAAGTTTTTTCATTTCGGATTTCCATTCTTCTCCGTACTGCATAAATTTTTTATCGCTCATTTTAATTCAGTTTTAAGAACCGCACTAATGCTAACAGCAGTTAAACAATATAGCTTGATTCTGGATTAATTTAATGTTTTAGTTTTCTTTGGTTTGTTAAGTCATAAACCGATACTTTAGGCTCATAAGCACGCTACATCGTTTAGCTGCGGAACGTTATGTGAGATTGTTACGTTTATCTTTAAAATTGGCGTTTTTTATGGTTTGTATTTTTACTTCATATAATAAATTCATCATTGCAAAATCATATGTTTTATGATGCCAAGCACAATCTAAACCAGCACTTTTTACAAATGGCTTCCACTCTTTTTTTAAACCAAATAAAGTCCATTTTATAACTTCAACTTCAACAATAAATCCTTTTGGTTTTTTTAATATTCTAAAATTCATAATTTCTGTTTTTTATATTGTTTCCATTTCTTTTCAGCAATATCAATCGCATTATTAAGCATTGAGTAATATTGCATTCCAAACTCTACTTTTTTATCTGAAAAATAACCATCTAAAAAAGCACCTATGTATTTTTGTTTTTCTGTCATAATATTTAGTTTAAAAACCCACAACCTCACATAACACACGTTTGTAGCTAGTGGCGGAATCAACTAACCGCATACGCCACCAGCTACAAGCGTCGAACGTTATGCGGGATGCTGTGATGCCGCATAACCAAAATGACTAAATAAGATTTTCTAAATCTTGAATTTTAATTTTTTCAAGATTATTAGTTAAAAAATCAATTTTCATTTTATCTAATAATGATAAATTTTGAAGCGGTAAAACATCCTCAAAATCAATTTTCATTCTTTTAATAAAATCGTCAATTTCTTGCTTGTTGTTTTTTCCCCTCATACCGTTTCTATTGTATCTATCTTCTAATTCTTCTAAAATTTCGTCTAAATCGAAATCATCTAAATCTACATCAACTGAAATACTTGCCATAATTATTGTTTTTATTTATTAATATTGTTTAAAAAAAGCACCACCGCATAACACTTGCTACAACCCACCGCCGAATCAACGCAACTGCACAGGCGGCGTGCTGTAGCAAGAAACCGTTAACCGCTATTTAAACGGAACTCGGTGTATAACGAAATCCTTATACAAAATCGGAAACTTACACATCTTTAGTGAGTGATAAGGAAATTCTAAATCCTTACATAATTTTTTAAAATTACCTCGCACAATTGGCGTGAGTGTGCAAGGTTGTATAGCAACTATTATATTTTTTCTTTGCATATTAACTTATTATTTTAAATCCCCATCTTTTACACATACATTTTACAACGTATTTTCTTTTATCTCCATCAATTTCTTCTCCTGTTTTAGCGTCAATAATCCAATAGAAACCACCCTCCCATAATTCAATTTTAACTTCTCTTTTTGTTGTGTTTGCTTTCATAATTTCTATTTGTTTATTATTATGATGTAAATATACGACTTATTTTTATATACACAAACTTTTTTGTAATTATTTTTAAAATATTTCTAATTTAGTAAAATAAACAGCGGTTAACAAGTGTTTTGCTCAATTGTGCCGAAAGTAGTTTGCGGTTAGGCACAACTGAAGCAAAGCACCATACGTTAGCGGTAATTTAGCTCAACATTGTACCCAAGTTCAGAAAGCACTGCTTTTAATGCGTTTCTACTATCTTCAGCGTATTGTTCATCAAGTTTTTTGTTATTAAGATAAATATCAGTTCCGTAATTATCGCAACACTTATCCCCACATTGATAGTGCCAATCTTCAAACTCTATTTTTAGAGTAATTACATCTTTTCTGTGTTGCAATATCCACGCTTCTAAATGTTCGTGTATTTTATCAATACTATATTCTACATTTGTAAGTCCATTTCTGCACCAATCTGCAAAACCTATCATATCCTCAATAGTAAAACTACCGCTAACACACGTTTGTAGTGATTGGGTATTTTGGCTTAATTTATTGTTCATTTTGTGTTTGTTTTTATGGTTTTTAAATCCGAAAATAGTTTTGTACTTTTCCCAATCACTACAAACGTGGGAACGTTAGCCGTCAGTTAAACAACATCACGGTAACTTGACCTTCACGATAGTCTGAACTTCTAATAACACCATCTATTAAAGCAATTTCTTCTTTGTTTAAATTGTGCCACTTTTCAGGCAAATCATATTCTCCTTTTCTAACTGCAACATTTGGACTTGAAGTAACGGCTAATGAACCATATTCATAACCTAAATCATTCAAATAAGACTGTGCTTGATATAATGCATCAAATGGTCTATCTTGTTTTTTGGTAAAATTTTGTTGAACCATTATTTTTCTACCTAAATAATAATATTCGGAATCATTATTTTCATCAGTAACCGAACGGCTAACAGTCGTTTTGACTAATGGCTTTGCTTGGTTTGTGTTTTCAATCATTGTTTTTAAATTTAAAAATTAGTTTGTATTTTTATGTTATGTCTTGAATTTACGCCACTAGACAAAGCGACCGAACGTTGTAGGCAAGTGCTAAAATTCGTCCAACCAACGAATAAAAGCATTAATAAATGGTTTAACATTTTTATCATCAGCCCATCCAGCAAAGCCTATAAAACCATCTTGATTAAAAGAAATACATTCTCTTTCTGTAAAGTGAATTATGTCTTTATCAACTCCATTATTTGAGCCTTTTATAATTCCTTTTACTCTAAAATAACATTTTATTAAATTTCCATTTTCATCAAAATAAATATCATTTTTTCTTAATTTACATAATTTCATTGTAAAACCATTATTTTCAAAGTATAATAATTCCATATTCAAAAAACCTCTTAATTTGTCAATGTCAAACATTCTAATTTTTGAATAAGACAATTGCAATTCTTTAAACATTTTTCTTAATTCTTCCCTATTTTTCATAACTCGTTTATTTTTAATTACCCACAACGCACCATAACACACGTCTGTAGCTATTGTTGGATTGGTCTTTAATTTATAATTAGTTTTGTTTTAGTATTAATTTAGCAAATCCTACAGATGGTGCATTTTTACCCACAACAGCAACAGGCGTGGGAACGTTAATGGTAAATCGGGTTTTCTTTTCGTATCTCTTCTACGTCACGTTTAAAAGCGTCTATTATCACTTGTGGCACAATTTCGTAGTAAGATAACACTTCTTTGTAGTGTTCGCTTAAAATAGTTTCTTTTGGTGTTTTTGTTGGTTTCATTTCAATGTATTTAAAATTTTAGTAAATCTACTTTTAACTATTCCGTTTGTCATTTGTGCGCATTCGTCAATATATTGTTTAAGCAATTCTTGTGCTAATTCAATCTTTTTCTCGTTTTCGTAAATCGCATTTTCTAAAGGTTCGTAATCGTCGAACCCTCTTGCAAAGTCTAAACACTCTTGTAGCGTTTGTGGAACATTTGGTTCTATACCCTCAATCTCGTGTGGGTTTAGAAAATCTAAATCTTCTCTACTCATCTTTATTTATTTTTTAATTGTTTAACAATTTCTTGCAACCCATCTGTAATTGAAACTCCATCTTTTAAGCGAATTGAGTAGTTTATGGATTTATTATTGAATGGTTGTATCTGAACAACTATTTTAGTTTTTGTGTCTTTAGGTCTTGGCATATTTTGTATATGTTTTAAATTAATAGTAAGCAAATATACAAATTAATTCCGTATCTAAATACATTAATACGTAATTTAAAATCATTATAAATAAAAAAGCGATACATTTCTGCATCGCTTTAACTAACCTAAACCAAAAAAAACTTAATTATGAAACCCAAATCTACTAAAATATTTCTTATAAACAAAATAAATCGGAATTAAAAGAAGAAACCACAATAAATTCCAGAAACTAAATGTTTTTTCTGTTTTCTTATTTTTTAATTCTTTGACTAACTCAGCGTTTAATTCCCTTAATCTTTTAGCCTCTTTTATGGCTTTTTCAGCAATACTAACCGCTTTGTTATATTCTGCTATAGATACTTTTTTTTCTTTGCTTAAATCGATTGTTTTCGTTTCGTTTATTTCTGCATTTTCAAACTCAATACCTTTGTAGTTGCTTTTTTTAGTAGCGTCAACTGGTTTGATAGTTTTAGTTTCAGTTACTATATTCTTTTCGGTATCAACTTTTGTTTCTGTTACCTCTTTAATATTGGTATTGGTTTTAGTTTCTGTCGTTTCCTTTTCCGTTATAGTTTCGTTACTCTCAATTTTCTGAACTTCTTTTACTTTTTCAGTAGAAGTTTTTCTACTTGAGCAACTACAACCCAAAGCGATTAATAGAACTACAAAGAATAAACGCCAGCCTATTCTTATTTGATTGTTAATTTGTGATAGTGTCATTTTTCAATATTTATAAATGCGTTAATAATTGATTCTTTGCCGTAACCTACACAGATTAATAAATTAGTGATTATTTCTGCAACCTCGTCAGTAGTTAAACTATCGTTATCGGTTTCGGTTGTATGTATTTTGTCGTGTGCCTCAATGCTTATTTTCATAATTTTCCGTTTAGAATTTCTTTAATATTGTTTAATAGATTGTTTGCGCCATCGCCCCAATACATATCGCATTTTCCGTCTTTAATTGGTGGAATAATTTCGTCTTTTGACTCAGATTTATATCTGTAACAAGTATCTTTTAAGTTACAATTTTTCCCGCTACATTTTGTTATGTCCATAATTTTTTACTTTAAATTGATTTTCGTAATGGTTCGCATCTTTTAAGGCTTTACGATATTTTTCATTTAAATTTTCATCGTTGCGACCTTGACTTAATAGCCTTTGCATTTTCTTTTTGATTTCTTCTAATTCCATAATATAGCTTTTTTTGTGTATAAATGTAGTTTATAGCCTTTTTTTGTTATAATAAAATATTGTTAATGTTTGGCAAACCTTTTCCGTTATTTGTGATTATAGAAAAACCAGCATTTGAACTATAACCTAAATCCTCACTAAATCCATTGCCAGTAAACAAACTTCTTGCGTTCATTCTAATATGGTCAACGCTATCGTCTTTAATAATGTTAAATTTACCTTTCATATTGATACTTAACTTTTGAATTATTGAGTGTAAATGTCCCTCTAAAATAACGTTATACATACCTTTTTTACCAAAGTCCCAGCAAATATCCTTTGTTGCTCTTCTTGAAATTCCTTTATGTCCATGAAGTAAAACGTAATTTATTCCGTTAATTTCAGTAGAAATAACTGTTGGGTGAAATTCTACATCGTAACCTCTTAACTCTAAGCCAAAAGCTATTAAATCACAAGCTCCTCCATCAGTATCTTCATCTTTATCAGAAGTTAATCGGTCGTGATTTCCAGCTACTAATTTAACTTTCTTTAAATTATTTATTTTAGATAGTAATTTTTCGTGCAAAATATTAACTGAAAACTTAATAACTTCCGCTCCTATCATTCCTTTTTGCAAACCTTTCCAAGAGTTCTTATGATTTAAACCAGTAAAACTTTCAATCATATCTCCTAAAAACAAAACATAAACCTCTTCGAAATTTAAGTCATTTGTAATATTGACTATGTTTTCTAAATATTCTATTAAAATTGGTATTGAATAATCTTTAGTATTTACAAGTCCGTCAATATAAGCACCTAAATGTAAATCAGCAATTACAACAACCCCTACTTTTTTACCTTTTACAATTTTTATTTCAACCTTTATAACTTTTGAAAATTCATCAACTAAAATTTGTTTTATCTCTTCAAAAGTTTTTTCTTCAAATAAATCTTTTTCCTTTATAGGCTCAGTAATTACCCATTGTTGTTGGGTTGAAACATTTGTAGAAACTCTTTTAATTTCGTGGTTTAAAGGAATATCGATTAACTCTTTAGGGCTTAGTTTTTCGATTGTAGATATTACTTTGCCATCTTCGTTTAAAGTACGTCTAACCTCTTTGAATTGTGTTTTGTGCAGTTCCCTTATTTTTTCGAGTTGGTTAATTTGCTCTTGTGATAAATTATATCTTGGGTTACCAACTTTATATTTTTCTTTAACTTGAAAACCTAACGCAATAGCCTCAAGATTTGTTAATCTAAAATAACATTTATTCATAATTTATTTTTTTAAGTTAGTCAAAACTAATAAATTAAACTTTATATTACAAAAATGTAAGTAATTTATAATGATTTTAAATAAAAAACCACCTCGTTAGAAGTGGTTAAAAATTCAGCATTCAACTTTAGAAGGGTTGCGCTTGAATAATCCAAAAAAAAAATATTGTTTCTTCGCGATTACAAATATAGTAAATTAATCTTTTACTATCGGTGTCAAAGCAATAATTTTATATTTTAAAATAAATCAAAACCTCTTTATTTCTACGATTAACCAAACCTTGAATAACTTTTTTATTTGCTCTAACCCATTTTAAGAACTCATTTTTAATAGTTACATCGTTTGGGTTGTTATTTACTTTTTTAAGCAATGTAGATGTTGCAAATGCGCCAGTACCTACGTTATAAGCAAAAGAAACTAAAGAGTTAAATTGATTTTGTGTTAATTCGCTTGTTACCATTTCATCAACACGCTTTGCGAACTTATCTGCAATAGTTTTAAATATTTCAAATGCGTATTCTTTTGTAATTGCATCGTCTAACAAAGTCACTCTTTTACCATTTGGATAGTAAGTGTTTCCATATCCGATTGTAGGTATCTTTGCGCTACACAAGTAAGGTTTTAATTTCAAACCTTCAAACTCGCAAATTAATTCATAACCTTTTTTTGATAATTTCATTGTTTTATTTATTTATAAGCTTAATTAAAGCATCTTTAAAAGCGTCTAAAATAGAAGTCAAGAATGTATCTATATTCCATTTATATATTAAAAATTCACTTATTTTTTCGCCTGACATAGCTATTATAGCTATGAACATAGGTATCATATTTTCACTTGAATATTCCAATACTAAAGGATAAACTAAATATGTTATCCCAATACCTACTACATAGCTTAAAATAGCTCTTAAAGGCGTTATTTTTTCTTTACTCATCATTGTAGCTAATTTTATTGATACTCCGCTAAATGCAGGAAAAAATATTTTACAAAAAAATTCATATAATTGCTCTAAAAAATTATGGTTTTCTCCTAACATAACGAAATACTGATATTAATATTAATACTATTGTAAGAACAATTTCATTTATTCCTAAAACTAAAGGATTAAAAAATAATTCATCAAACAAATTGTTTACACTCAACCCGAAAATCAAAAACGTACAAAAATTTTTGATGTGAGAATATAAATACAAACTTACAACAAAAATTAAAATAGCCTCAGAAATATAATAAAAATGTTCTTGGAATAGAAACGCAAAATTTCGCACCAGTACCGAAAGCACCAATGCGAAAAATAAAATTGCGTTTAATATTTTAGTTTTATCTATCATTTGGACGCCCTCCAACGATTAAAACTCTACAATTTTCGGTAGTTAATTCCTCTATCAATTTTAAAGCTCCACGCATTTGCTCTGGGGTTGCCTCTTTATCAAAGGAAATAACAATAGTTTGTTCTTCTGTCATAATATATTTGTTTTAAAATGTTACCAAGTTTTACGACCTAAAGCCGTCTCGAATGCGTCTAAACCAGTGTGTAATATTGCAACCTCTGTAGCGTTCAATCCCTCGTGTGCCATATTATGTAATAACCTTTGTTGTGATACTCCATAAAGCGAACCTCCTAAATTTAAAGCCATAATGTATAATGGAAAAGTAGGTAAAGAACCACCTCCTAAACCATTTGAATATAAAGTAGAATTAATGTATAATTGGTTTGATATTGCACTTATTTTACTACCAGTAAAAACCCCTTTTGAGTCGTTCACGCCATCTCTAATTCCAATAGTTGCAACATCATTTAAAGCTGATGAACTTCTAAAATTTGAATTATTAGCTTTTGCAACTAAAATAGATATTTGACTGCCACTATTAAAAGAACCAAATTCAATTACGTCGCCAGTTGTAGTAGTGTTATTGGTTGCGCAAACTAAAGTTAATCCATTATTATTTACATTCTGAACTGCGCTCGGTGTGAAATTAGTATTTGCGTATGCGTTTGTACCATTACCTAAAAATCCGTTATTATCAATTGTACCGCCTCCAAAAAAAGTCAATTCGTATAAACTTGGATTAATCAAATTATATTTTGATTGTGTTGCATTTCCGTAGAATATCCACCACGATTGAATTTTACTAAATACTAAATTCACTTTTAAATAAACTACCAAAGTATTTAAAGCGTTAATATAAATAGTGTCGGTTATTCCGTTTGCAGTTATAAACGCTTGAACGTTTACGTCTAAGGCTGGCGTAGAACTTCCCAAAGAAAACATCATCATTCGTCTATTACTCATAACTTATGTTCTTTGATTGATTGAGTAAATAATTTCTGTAGCCGTTATGTACGTGCAATAAATATAATTTACAACTCCAGTTGCATACGAACCGCTACCGCTTAACTTTTTAAATTTACTATCGAATGTCGGTGCAGTTCCGTTATTGTGAATTATAATATTTGTAACTCCTAATTTTGCACCCGTAACCGATGCCGTTATATTCCCAGTTTCGGGACTTGCAATACTTCCGTAAATTCTATCTGTTGCAAATGTTAGAGAAACTCCAGTTGTAGTTGGTGTTTCAATTGGCAACTTAGTATCTACATATCTCTTTTGCGTGTAGTCATTATCTGTTATGTTTGGTGTGAAGTCTTGTTGACCACTTAAGCCTCTACTCGTAGCTCTCCCTAATACTTGTATATCTAATCCTCCAACTATAATAGTAGAACCAAAATCGATGTTGTCATTTCCGATTTCTACAGAAGTAGGATATAATCTTATATATGAAATATATCCAGTTGTATTATTTGTTCTTTTTAAACCTACATCAACACCTCCATCAGGGTCGTTCATAAATATTTCAAATGTGTTATCCCCATACTCATCATTTGAACTTGAATATAATCTTCTTTTAGTATATCCAATTACATCATTTAAAAACTCCAAATCCCCAGTAATAGGGTCAGTTGTTCCGCTTATTGGGATAGCTCCAACATCATCCGCATCTAAAACCACAACGCCAGTTTGTCCGTTTACAGAATCGACTGCACCGCTTAATTGTGAAATAGCAACTTTCTTAGTTTCGCCACCTTGTACAATTGGGATTACTTCTGTACCTGCTAATGGTAAAGACGCAGGGTCTAATGCACTAATTTTTTTATCTGCCATTATAATATAATTTTAAATCCGTTTTCTAATAATAAATAAAACCCATCTTCTTGCAATAAGTAACTTGCACCGCCAAACCCTGCATCTTCTAAATTATTAATAAAGAAACTGCTTTTTTCCTCTTTGCCGTCAAAGGTAAAACTCATTCCATTGCTATCACTTTTTCCGCTACCGCTTGTGTAGTCTATTTTGCTACATTCTAATCCTTTGTAAAGTCCGTAAATTATAAATTTATAATTATTATCCTGTACGATAATTCTATAGTCTTTATTTACTAATTTAGTAAATTCAAAGTCAAATTTAGGAATTGTAAAACTTATACTTTGATTCCAAAATTTACCGCCTGCGTCCTCTTCTTGTTTTTCGCTTTGTGTAATCGTTAAAGGATTTACTTCAAATATTTCTGTTTGTGGAAAAGAAACCAAAACTTTATCGTTTACAATAATATCACTTCTATTATATTGTACGTATGGAAACAACCAAAGATGCTTAATACCTCCTTGACTATCTTTACATTTGCGTCTTATAGTTTCCATCCTGCACTTAAATTAGTTTGTGTGTTGTGGCATCTTTTATATTCAGTTACGCTTGTTTTACAAATAAATTTATTCCAACGTATAACAAAACTTTGAGCGATATTAGAATATTTTCCTGCTAAAGTTCGTGCTTCTTGGTTATTTACTACTTCTTTATTATCTGCCGTATGTTTAAACAATCCACCATTAGCAACCATATAACTACAAATTTCAATATATTGAGCTACTGCCTCGTGTTTTAAAATTGGCACTACAAAATCGTTATAAATAGTTAAATAAACACCTGCTAAAGTTCCCGCTTCTGCATCTGCTAAAATTTTATTGTATAAATCAGTAGTCAATAATGGTTCAATGGTAGATAATTGCACTTGCTCAATGCAAAATCTATACTTATCAACGTCAATATTACCATCTAATATTGAGTTTTTAATCATTTCTTGTGGCGTAATTAATAAGTAATCCATTATCTTTTATTTATAAATCCATTATTCGGCATATCGTTTGGCTTTTGGTACACTTTACTACTTAATGAAGGTAGTATTTCGCCCTCTTTTCGTGCTTGTGCTGGCGTTATTTCTTGCGCATTAGGGTTATTTACATCCGCTTTTAGTTGGTAGGTTTCACGTGTCCAATAATGTTTGCATCTCGCACCGCCTTTATAGAGTAAAATATCGTAAATATTACTACCATTTTCTCCAAATCCTGCATTAACTACTTGCGAACTCATTTTATTTATGTCCTCTAAACGATAAAGTTTATTTGCACTAATCATTTTTTTACAAAATTCTCTACTATTTGAGTTGATTTGTCCTGTATAACGTAAACGGCTTTTAAACTTCTTACCATCGATTGTACTTTTAGCGTTTGGTATTGCAGTTCCTGTACTTGCTAATTGAATTACTTCACTATCTACTAACTCCCATTCGTCTGTTATATCTTCACCTAAAGAAATTAATTCATCAGCTATAAAACTATCTAAATTATCTTCTTTGTGTTCTCTCATTGCTACAGAAACCTCATCAGTAAGCGGTTTAAAATATAAATCTAAGTTAATGCCATAATCAACTAAAACCTCTTTTATACAATCTAAAATAAAGTTTTGTCGTGGTGCAATAACACGCTTTACAAGTTGCGCCTCTGCTGTGTCTAATTCATCCGCATTATTACCAAAACCTGTATTATCTTTAATACCGAAAAGCATAGGCGACACAACTCTATGCGCCATCATAATTTTCTGTCTACTCTCTTCACTTAAGAAAGTCCATTGTTTATGACTATCATTAACCTGTAAAGACGTTACGGTTATCTCAGCGTCACGCCCATTGAACGATAATACAAATTTACCAGCGTTACTACTTCCTGTTAATTTTTGTTTAATCTTACGTTCTATTTCGTCCTTTTCTTCTGGTGTTAAATCTTTACCATCGGGAATATTAATAATATAACCAAAAGATAAACCATTTTTGATGTGTGAAACGCAATAGTTTGCAATTTCTTGTTCCATTTCGCAATAAGGGAAACCCTCTTTATATAAAGGGTCGCTAAAATAAGTTTTTCCCACTTTATAAGGTCGCCCAACGTAAACCTCAATATCTTTGTTTGATGTTCCATAAGCAGGGAAAGGCATTGCAGGATATTTATTCAAATCCGCAAAATCTCTACTATAAAAGTATTGTTCTATTTCTTCGTCTTTATTTTCAATTGCAGGAACTACACGCTCTTTAGGTAAATGTAAAATACTTCCTAAATCTTTTTTATTTTTAGCTTTAATTACTTGAAAAGAAAATTCGTTAAATACCGTAAAATCAGAAATCATTTTACGTATGTCTTTGTCTTTTAAAATAGTTTTAAACTTTAACCAATCTTTAGGGTTAGTGCGTGCGTTTTTTGCTCCAATACCTTTACCATAAGTCAAATCGATATACGAATTAATAATAGTTGCATTGGTAACACTACCATTATATCTATCGATTATGTATTTAAAATACTCGTTATTTTTTCCGTTCAATACATAACCTTTCGACTTTAACTCTTCTACTTTCGGAGCGTTAAAACCATTTAATTGTATCAATCTTATATCTTGTGCCATTATATCGCTTTTATTTTTCCTCTGTAAACAACAAAACCATTGCTAAAATCAATTAATTTAAACTGATAATTATCACCAACTTTAAAATCATAATCAAAAGTAAGTGTAGAAATCCCATTTGTTGAACTAACCTCTTTCCCGATATTCTCATTAACTTGTGTAAATTCATTATATAATAATAAACTAATATCCGAAATTTCACTTCGAAGTATTAATTTTATAGTATGCGTAGTATCGTTTGCGTTAACATATTTCATATTTATATAACTAAAAAAACCCGATTTTGTTACAATCGGGTTTTAAACTAATTCAAAAAATATTAAAGTAAAGCTATAAAATCAGCTAAAGTTTCAGCATTGAATTTTGGTGACAAACTTCCTGTAGTTGAAACACCTGTCAAAGTATATCCGTTCATTTCGGTTTTTGCTCCACCTGTATTTTGTGCTATTGTAAAATCAATTCCATCATCAATTCCAATTGCGTGACCTAAACCATTTCTGTCAATTACAACCATCATTGGAAAACCATAAGCCAAAGTGTTTAATTGTTGCGAAGTTACCGCATCAATTTTCTTTAACGAAATAGTTGAAGTTTGAGTATTTACCGAAGTACCTGTATTTCTATCAGATAATAAACTCTCTGCAATATTATTACCATCGCCCTCAATTTCATATTCGTAAACTTGAGTTAATAATGGATTAATTGCCGTAATAACTCCTGCCGTAATAGTGAAAGGATTTGCTAAATTATTAAATAATAACAAACGCCCCACACCCCCTATATTTTGTTTACACGCTCTTAAACGTCCTGCCGTTATATCACAAGCCATAATTATAAATGTATTAAAAACCGCCCAAATTAATGAGCGGTTATGTTAGTATTATGCCGTTTTGTAAAGTACAATTTCAGCTCCGTAAGCGTATCCAATTGCACCTGTTAATACAACTTTCATTCTGATTTGACCGCTCAAATCTGATTCATCCATATCTTTAACTCTAATTTCGTTGTGGTCTGCTAAAAGTCCTGTAACGAATGTAACGTTTGATTTTGCATAACCTACCATTGTGTTAGCTGGTAACGCTTTAATCTCAGTTAAAGTATAACCATTGAAATCAAATTCACTTGGATTTGTGAAAGTTCCGTTAGAACGTGCAAACGAACCTTGTACTTTTTTCAATGCTCTTAATACGTTTGTTGAAACTCCAAGTACTAAGTCAGGCGCACCAATAACTTCATCAGGAACTGCATCAACAAATTTACCTAATTCCGCTTCTACGTTTGCACTTGTGATAGCCGTACCAACTACGTCAATTACAGTCGCATCTGCTACTAATTGAGGAATTAAACCGCCTAAATCTCCATCATTAGCAACTACACCATTCCAAATATCTACATCAACTTTTCTTGCGATTACTTTACCCATTTGGTCTAAAATAGCCGCTTGTTCTGTTGCTGGTAATGTATCGTTGTGAGCTGAAAATCCCATCTCTTGAGCAGTCCACAACTGTCTGAAATCTTCTTTACAAAGTTCAGATTCCCATTTGATTTTTTTAGGTGTAATTGGGTATTCAGATAAAGTGATTGAGCCTGTTGGATTGAACCCACAAACATAATCAACAAAACCCTCTGCCGTTTCTACTTTACGTAAAAAAGTAGTACTTACTACGTTTGGCAAAATAGTAACCAAACCTTGCGAAACAGTGTTCGCTTCTTTAATCATTTTTCCTACGTATTCGCCTGCTACGTTTCCGACGAAATTAGTATCGATATTCAATGTTGTTGCCATCTTTTATTTATTTGTTTAATTTGTTATTAATAAATTCCGTTAAGTTACCGCTTGACTTTAAAGTTACTTCGGTTTGTTTAATTCCTTTTGAAGCAGGTTGTGAACCTAATTCAAAGATTTGTTCTTGTGCTACTTTAAGTTCAGTCTGTACATTTTCTAATTTAGTTTCCATTTCTGAATACTTAATTAAAATAGATTTAATTGCGCTTTCAATTTCACTTGCAATTTTAGCATCGTTTGAAACTTTACCATCATTCTCTGTAGCCATTTCAGCAGGCATTTCCTCCTCTTCTTTTGGTGCTTCTAAAAGACGTGCTAAAACTCCTTCTTCTTCTACTACGTAAGTCATTCCTGTTTCGTCAATAATGTACTCACCAACTGGAACTGGTACACGTGTACCATCGTCTGCAGTCATCCAAAGTGCCGCTCCGATTGTTGCCATTTCTCCCTCAAACTCAATAAACAAATCACTATCTTTGACTTTTAATTTACCAAGTTTAATCTCGACTTTCTTAGGCGTTAAAGCCAATAAGATACGTTCTAATAAACTATCTGTTTTACTCATTTCTATATTTGATTTTAAATTTACTTCTTCAAGTGATAATAAGGCATCTATTGAAAAGCCTTTTACCTTACCTGTTTTTACGTAATCATTCCAAACTGCATCATCATCAATTTTAGAAACGGATACCCAACTATCTTTTTTTGCATTAAAACCTAAAGCAATAGAAGTATCCATTTTCTCATCTCTTACTAACCAATTTTCAACAAAAGTAACTCCGTCTATTTTATTTTCGTGTTCTATTGTCGAGTTTGAGTTATAGTTGTTTATTGTAAAATGGTAACATAATTCTTTTATGGTTTCAGCATCAAAACGGATATTAAATTCTTCTCCATCTTGATTTCTATAAATATCTTTGTTTGGCTCTAAAACTAAACCAGCTACAATTCTTTTTTCTTCATCAACTGTTTTGAATTGTATAGTTTCTTCTTTTTTAGCCAAAGCAATAAATGTTCCCTCCATTGCTGGATTTTCTACTAAAGAAATTCCGTAAACACCTTTGTTTACTTTTGGGTTAAATTTTGCTAAATATGTTTTCATATATACATAACTAAATAATTATTGTTTTGTTACACTCGTAAACCTTAAATCGACGCATCGTTAATAATATTTCTATCCGCACTTTGTGCAGTAGTAACCGCACCGCTAACAACAAACGCTTGTATCGGTTGTGATTGACCACTTGCAAGTCCTTGCGCAATTTGGTTTGTCCCTGTTCCTGCTACTAAATTAAAACTTGGCGCACTTGGTACAGACGAACCCCCACCGCCTCCACTTGGTGCTGAACTACCGCTTGCGCTTTTACTTTCAGAAAGTATATCTTTTATTGCTTTACCTGCTCCGATTGCCGAACCTGCTATACCAGCAATAGTTGAAGCGGTATTGATTGTAACGAATGGTTGCCCTGCTGTTAATGGTGAAGCGGCTGCCGCTTTTGCGTTTGCTATTGCTAAGTTAGAAATTGACGCACTCGCACTCTGTACCTGCTCACGTACTATATTTGCAACGGCTAATCCTTTCGCTAAAGCACTTCCTTTCTTTGCTATTGCACCTATTAAATTCTCTGCATTGGTACGTAAGTTTACACGTGTAGTATTTATAACTTCTTCTCTGTTCTTTTCGTCTTGTGCTAATTTGTCTTTTCGTGCCTGGTCCTCTGCATCTAATTGAGCTATTGCGTTTGTTAAATCTTGGTTGTTTGCTAATTTATCCTCCTTACTAACTAAGAAAGCGTCTAACTCACTTTGACGCCTTGCAACATTTGTAATAGATTCAAATTCGATTATATCTTTTGCTAATTGTGCTTGAAATTCTCTTTGCGCTTTTAGTTGTTCATCTCTTTGTTTAGCTAAGTCCTCCGCTCTTTTTTTCGCATCTGCTTTTTGTTGCTCACGTCTTTTGTCTGCAACAGATAATTCACTTTCTAAACTCTTTATATTTTCATCCTCTAAACTTTTTAAATAGGCTTTTTGATTATCCGCAAGTTGTTGGTTAATTTTCTTGCTTTCTTCTAGTCCTACATTTTTACCATCTAATAAAGCGTAAAGTCTTGCTTGCTCTTCTTTGTACTGTCTTGCTCTTTCTTTGCTACCCTCTTTCTCAATTGCTGAAAGTTCCGCCTCGCTTTTACCTGCTATTTTTGCGCGTAATAAACGAACCTTTGTAACTTCATCAATTGCTGAAATACTTTCTTTGTAAAGTTTATTTGTTTCATCTAAAACTATATTCAACTGCTCTTGTGCTTTTACCTGCTCTTCGGTTGCATCTGTTGAACTCATTAACTTTTCAATTAAGAACCCTAATGCAACTACGATTGCTCCAATACCTGTAGCGGCTAAAGCTAAACGCAAAGCCTTTAAAGCTCCTGTAGTTGTACCCACAACAAAAGTATAAGCTTTTTGTGCGACTGTTGCAATTGCAGTTCCTTTAGTAAACAATCCTGTTGCCTCAACTGCATCTTTAATAGTCATTGCAACACCGCCTGTAGCATCGTTTAAAAGTCCCATTGCGCCGCCGTTTTCAAGAACAGATAAAGAACTTTCTTTCATACCTTTACTTACTTCACCTGTTGCACTATCTAACTGCTTTAACTTTGCTTTTAGTTTGTCAGTTTGTGCAATTGCTTTTTCAGTTCCACTATTGGTAACTTTTATATTTATCTGTTTTTCAATCGACATAACAATATTTTTATTTGCGTTTTTAAATTCAATTCATTTTTGCCTTTAGCTACTTCGTACAATCCATCTACATTTTTAAAATCGGTTTTCTGTACTAACTCAATTACTTCTGCTATCATATTTAATCATTTTCGTATTGAACGACTGTTACTTCTGTTATTTTACTATCTTGAACTATTCTAAATTTATCTTGTCTTTGTAATCCTGTTGAGTTTGCACTTACATCTATAGTTAGTAATCCATTATCATTATTTACAATAAAGAAAGTTGTTGATTGTAGTATCTCAAATTCATTAGGTACAAAGAAAGTTATTTCTTGCGCTCTGTCATCGACAAAGAATGTAGTTTGCGGCAAGCTAATAGCTCCAATAGTATTATCAAAGGAATTAATTAAATTTAACGTTAAATCCCTTGTAAGTAAATTCAAATTATAATCATTAATTCTGTAATACCTATCCTTAATTTTAATAATATCATTTAAAGCTAAGTTTGTTAATATCCTTACTGGTACATTTTTACAAGTATATCTGAAATTACGCTTTTTAATATTGAAAATACTATCGATATACTCCGAATAATAGTTAGAATAAAGCGTATTTGAAATAATTAAATTATTATATTCGTTAAATTCCTCTGAAAATATCGTAGAGTATTGTGGATTTACAACACCTAACGTGTGCAAAGGAATATTAATTTCATTTAATGTAATAGTTGTAGGCGTATCCGTTATAAATTTAATCGGTTTACTTGTTATATCCTGTAATCTATTGTAAAATAAATGCGCCTTAGGACTAACAGGCTCTAAATTCTCATCAAAAATACTTGCTAAAATCACATTCGTAATATTATTATCGTCTTGGTCTTGTAAATTTTCGTAGATAAACTGCTCAAAAGGTAGCTCAATTTCTAAACTTTCCCCGTCTAACAAAACACCATCTTCATCTTGTAAAATTACCTCTTCATCCCCATACGCTAAACCTGTGTTTAAAAGAAATTGTTTATTTAAAATTGTTGTAGGCTCTGAAAATTTAAACTTAATAGTGTTTAAAATTGTGCCTCTTTCAACTTCGAACTTTGAAAAATCCACATAAGTACTTAAATCGTGCAAGTTACCGCTTGCGTAATAATCTTTTAAAGTGTTTACGTAAATATTGTCGTACTCATCCGCAACCGCAACCAATTTAAACATTTGGAATAATGCTTTCATAAAATCGATAACCTTAATTTTAGGCAAATTATCTGCAACCTCAAAAGTATCTATTAAAGTATTCATTGACGCATCGCCTTGTTGAAATTGTGATGGATTGTCTTTTCTAATCGATATGAAAGCCTCGTAAGTTATCGAGTTACTCGCTAAAATATGAAACGTGTATTCGAATGGTGTAGGTTGTCCGTTAACTAATGGAACTATAGTGTTTGTAGTTGGTGTAGAAAAAACACCCCCCTCACAATTGAATTGAGCAATTGGAACACCAAAGTTTTTAATAATTAACTTATAAGGTATTGTATTATCTGTAGGTGTTATCTCAATTCTATATCTAAACTTGTTTGCAATAGTTTGCGTATTAACCCATTTGTTAGTTGTAGTTGACAAACCTAATTCTGTTTCGTCGATATTAGTCCAATCGATTAACTGCTCTGTTGGTCTACCTAAGATTGATGTATCCGCATTTAACCAAAGAAACAATTCTTTAAACTCTGAGCGTCCAAAAAAGTCACGCGTAAAAGTAATATTATATTTACTTTCAATCGCTTCAATTATTTTTAATACTCTTAAACTCGGCTTTAAATCACTCCATAAAACACCAGTATTACAAATATTTCTAATGTCGGTATCACCTACGTTTGAATTATAATAATATCTTTTTTTAGTGAATAGATTATAAATTAAATCACCATCAAATAAACCATCGGTCAAACCTTGTTGTACGTTATCTGAATTATACAGATGATTGAACTCTGACAAATCTAATTGCCTAATTTCATCATCTTTGAATTTATCTTTTAAAGAAACTAAATTGCCACGAAAATTAATCGTGTAACTATCGGGATTTTGTTTCTGAACTATAACCTTTTCAAGTTTCCATTTTCCGTATTTATAAGGTACACCATTTAAGTCTATACGCCCATCTACTTTAGTACGTGCATCAAAAGAATTATCTATATCCGCATCATAGTAATGTTTGAAAATTCCGTTATTATTATCGTTTGCAGGAACAGTGAAACTTTTAGTGTACTCGGTTGTTATTTTAGTAATATCATTGATATTAGCAATAGAACTATTTAGCTCAATGCTTTCATCAGCGAACGTATCAACTCGTTTATTATCTATGTATAAATCTACTCTCATTATTGAATTTCGTTTACGGCATATTCAAACTCGAACTCGTAATTAATTAGCCTATCTTTTTGACGTGTTTTGTATTCTAAAGTAGTGTTAGAAACTTTCAAAGGAATATCCCCAAAATACACCCACTCAGATAATATCAATTGTCTAAATAATTCGTTTTGACTCTCATCATAAAAACCGCTATTTACTTTAAAACGTGTGCGTCCGTTTACATTATAAACAAAATCAATATCGTTTTCGTAATCACTTTTTGTAACCGACAAACTTTGTGTTTTCGCTTTAAAGAAAGTTATTCTTTGCTCTACTCCTTGTTTATTTCTAAACTTAATTTGTACAGGCGTATATCTACACTCTTCAACTACATCAATAATAGTTGTAATTCCATTGTAAACAATCTCAATATAAGTATCGGTTGCAGGTGCAGGTACAGAAATTGTTTGAATTAATTCTGCACTATCTAAACTATCCGTTACATCCTGCGTGGTGTCTATCTCTAAATTAGGATAACTTTTTATTGTGGCTATCATATTGTAATTGTTATTTCGAAAATATTACTAAATACATTGGCACTATTTAACACATCAAAACCAAATATTTGTACTTCATAAGTACCTGCAATAATCGGTAATGTCACACTTGTAGGACTTGTTATTAATAACTCCAATCCTAAAGTCCATTCTAACGTACCTACTAGCCTATATTGATAAATTATATCGATTAACGAACCTGTCGAACTCCAAACAATATCGTATAAAGGTGCAGTAGTTTCTACAACATCGGTAATAGTTAATGTTGCGGGAGGTGTTGTAGTTTCTTCAGCTAAAACCTTTAATACAAATGTTTGATTTCTTGCTATTTTATGCTCTAACCCTGTTGTTAATATTCCTGTTACTTCTTGGTTTGGTGCTTCAATTCCGTAAGTATAACCTTTTGATGCAAGTTTAATCGATTGTAATTCTACTACTGAACTATCGCTATAAAACACTTGCGAACGTACCCAACACGCACCGTTTAAAGGCACAAACTCAGCTACAAAATTACTTATATCTATCTTTACGCTTGTGTCTAAACTCTCAGGATTTTTTATTGTTTTGGAATAAATCAAAGGCGGTGCTACTTGGTTCTTTAAACCAGTATAAACGTACACCTCTAACTTAAAGAAAGTACATACTACGTTTGTCGTAGGGTTTGTGTATGGTATATCTAAAATATAATCACTTAAAACTTTAATCATAATAAACTATTTTTTAATAACTTGTCAACTTCTAAACCATACTTCTCTACTAATTCATCAGGCAAACGTTTAAACGCTAACTCAAAAGGTCTTTCAAAAAAGTTTGTTGTTTCTAAACCTTTATTCCAAATCGAACGCATTATTAAAAATGAGGTACTTTCGTAGCTTAAAAACTTACCTGTATTCCTATCTTTAAATTGTATTCTTTTTCTACGAGTCCAACCTTTTATACCATTTGTCAAACCTCCTTTTTGCCCTGTTCCGCTACCAAACTTAAACGGACTTGTTGGTGCTTTTGCTGAACTACTTACCCCCTTAACTCCTTTGTCAACGAACTTACCATAGTCTTCCATTAAGAAAGTAAGCTCGAAACTATTCTTTGAAACCTTTAAATCATAGTCTAAAGATTTGTATAAACTACTTGTGTCTTTTTTACCTTTACGAGTTAAGTTAGCGCGTGATTGTTTTACAATGTACTGACCGAAATCGTCTAAGGCATTTTTTACGCTCATTTGTCTAAATAGTTTTTTAACCAATCATAATTTGGATTATCTTCTTTAATCCAACTCTTTAATAATTCTCTTTGTCTTTTATTTGCAAACGCCCAAAAGAATAAATAGAATTCAATTTGCTTAATTAATCGCATAGGTTTATAGTTGTATTTGGTATTTCTACATTAAACGTTAATATCCATCCATCCAAAATATTAGCTCTATCAAAAGTAACTATTTCTAAACTTGGGTTTTCGCTCGCTGTTATATTTGTCTTTTCAAAATCGGTTAACATTATAAGCCACATACGATTCAATGATGCTAATGTTTCGTTATGGTTATCTACTTCGTTATCCTGTTCCCAAAATATATCAGTACTATTTTCTTTGCTTATATCTCTAATATCAAACACGCCAATTTGAACACCGAAAACAATAGTGCTACCATTGTTGAAATTAGCGTCTGTAACGTTTATATGACATTGTGGGAACTTAATACTTTTATTTAGTTCCTGTTTTGCCCAATCGCCTTTAGTAACTGTATTAATAAATACATCGGCATCAGCTAATGATTTAAGGTAGTTTAATAGTTCGCTATATTGGTTCAACCCATTTTATAAACTTATTACTTTATCGCCTTGTTGTGGCTTCATTAATTCCTCTCTTAGTTTTCCTTTGTCAATCTTATGCGCTAAAAACATATGTACTTCGTGTATATTTAATTTTAAAACACTTTCGTACTTTAATATATTTTCGTTTGCTAATTCGTCTAATGTTGCGTACCATTGCCATTTCTGAAAGTAGTCACTTGCTACTCTACCTTCACTTGTTCCTCCTCCATATATTTCTGGGTATGCGTCAACAATTCTGTTGACAAATTCAGAAAAAAAAACAAAGCGCCCGTAACAATATTCATCGGCATTAACTTCATTATCTCAGCGTATTGCTCTGTACCGTTGTATTCTTCAATTTGATATAACTTATTTTTACGGAATGAAAACTTATTTTTAATAGGTCTAAATAGTATAGCCATTGTTTTATGTAATTCCTCAACACTATCTGCGTAATCGTGCAAATTCTTAAACTCCGCAAATGTTACTTTGTCAAAGTTAGGAATAAAACCAAACTCAATACCACCCAATTTAAAACGATTAACGAATGGTTGCGGTCTGTCTAACGCTTTATCGATTAACAATTCTAATTCCTGCAAGTCAATCATAGGAACTTTTGACAATTCCTCTTGTGATATACCTGTAAATATTTGTATTTTCTGTAGCAAATTTGGTTCGCCTTGCAAATACAATTCATACTTTTGAAACTGCAATAGAGTTATTTCCGATAAATCTTCTGCTATCTTTACTTTCATATTTATATAACTAATTTTTAGTGATTTTGTTACAGAGGTTAACGTATTTCTACACCTCTGCTTTTTCCTAAATGATAAACTACATTGTATCTAATTGCATCGATAATATGGTTGTAATCATCCAAATATAATTTACTTCCTTTATCTAAATAAACGTAGTTATTTAATTCTTTTGCGATGTTGTTGCTATTTGGTTCTACGATAATTTCATAATCCTGCATCAAAGTAACTCCGTACTCAATTGGTGGCTTTTCACAAGGCGAAATGTTACAACCCATTTTATACAATTCATCTATCAACCTACTCTCTGCATTATCTCCTATTATCTTTGACCTGCCAGCGTGAGTTAAGTTTAAAGTAGCAATTTCAGAAGTTGTTAAACTAACTTTGTAAAAATGTTCTTTAACATATATTTTCTTTTGTGCTTTATCGATTGCGACTTCAACCAATGTTGTAGGGTCAACTTTATATCCGTAATCTTGACCGAATGATGTTTGTAAGTTATCGGGATTGAACGCTCCGAACTTCCAATTTGTAAATACAACGCCCTCTGCTTTATCTAACCAACCACCAAGTATAACGTGATTGTATTTTTTAGGATTGTTTATTTTAATATTTTCGATTTCGTAAATGAAACTTTCATCTAAATTAGCGACGTTATCTAAGTATGTTGTATGTATGTATGTAGTATTATTTTTAACACCATTAAACCCCTCAACAACTCCTGCTTGTTCAAAGAAACGTTTATAAATCCAATGTTCTTTTGTTGCAGGGTTAAGAATAAGTATAACTCGGTTTTGTTTTCCTTTTTGCCTAATTGAAAGATTTATTTTATCAAAGGTCTTTTCGTCTGTTAACTCCTCCGCCTCGTCTAATATCCACGTAGTAACACCCTGCAACGATTTAAGGTTTGCCGTTTGGTCGCCCGAACTTGTTTTGATTCCACGAAATATAATTTCACTATTTGACTTCTTATTTTTAATCTCTGATTTTGTAATTTCAAAGTATTGATTTAATTCCATCAAATCAATTTTTTCTTGGAACTCAGGTATAATTGAAAGGTGTGCGGATGTCATTGTTTGACGTGTAAACAAAATTTTATGACCTGCTTCAAACGACAAAAGGTTGGTAAAAGTTCCCACGCCAAAACTCTTACTACTGCCTTCGACCTCCCGTGATAATGAAAAATCTAGTTTCATTTTCAAATAACGGGCTGTATTTGTTGTTAAGTGTTATCAATTTCTTTTAATTTATTTTGATACACAATATGTGCATCGTATTCATTTATAAAAGTTCCTAAATGTATATGCTTTTTATTTACTTGTATTTGAGCAATCCATCTATTTATTTGTTTATTCCAAGTAACGCCAACATATTTAGAATATGTTTTACCTTGTATCTTTTTTAGTGTTTTACTTGAATTCTCCCTATTACTAATTAATTGTAAATTATCTAATCTATTATTGCTTTTATTATTATCAATATGGTCTATTACTAATAACATACTTCCATCTCCTTTATGGTTTAAGAAATACTCTGCAACTAGTTTGTGAACTCTAATTGTTTTTCTTTTGTTATTTAAATACAAATCTATATTATAATAGCCTTTTTCGTTAGGGTGTGATTTTAATATTTTTTCTTTGCTATTTTTAAAACTCTTAACATTACCAAAACTACTTATTTGATAATCCTCAAAACCTTTAATTGTTTTCCAAACCTCCATAAATGTAAAAACCAACTAATCAAAGGTCGCAGTCTTATCATAGTTGGAATTTTATTAAATTGTTATTGTATCTGCGACAATACATATTACAAATATACAAAATTATTTAGTGTTATCAAACTTTAAAACGTCCTTAAGATTAAAATCATTAATACTTAAATTAGTATTGTTATCTACAACTTGTTTTGGCATACCAAACATATAATTAAAATATAATTTAACCGCCCAATCCTTTTTATCATTTAAAGCCTCTGTAAGAGCGTTAAATGCTAATGGCTCTAATGGTGTTAACTTCTCAATTAAACTTTGCTCTTCTGCTTTGCTTTTACGTCCTGCGCCCTCTCTTGCGCCTCCCCTTTCCTTTTCCATTTGAATTATTTTGATTATTCAATTGTTTCTTTATGATTTTTATGATGTAAATCCAATCTGTTTATAATTTCAATTAAAGGTTTTGGACTACAAGTTACGCAAGGATACCAAACACTTTTTAATTTGAAAATAGAAGCGTGCAACTCACATAAAGCCTTTACATCTTCTTTAGTTACTTTTATTGATTTTCTTGTTAGATATTCAGAATACCAATTATACTCTTCATCTGTAAAGCAACGAGGTTTAAACTTGTAAGGGAATAACTTATTAAGTTTTTCTCTACGTTCATCACATCCGCAATCAGTAGGCATTAGTTTATCAATTCCTAACGCATTAGTTACCTTTGCAATTGTATCTCCTAATCCTTGTGATTTTTTACGTCTTGCCATTGGTTAATCATTAATTATTACTAAATATTTATAAGGAACTATAGCTGTTACTTTTTTATCTTTTGCAAAGAAAAAACATTGTTCAATACTTTGTGATTCGTAATAGTCAAATTCAATATTACCTACTAATTCATTATTACAATAAATTGATGCAGTCCTTTTTTCATCCATTGGTTAATCTTTTTTTTACTCTTATTATCTCACGTCTTACAAAGTTGTGGCAACAATTTAACTCTCTTGCAATTTTACGAATAGATTTTTCGTAGTTCATTTCAATAAGTTCTATTTCGTGCCAGTTTAAACTTTGAAGTATTTGTTGCTCTTTGTCGTCGGGTTCGAATGTTTCTTGTTGTGGTGTTTCTTTTAATTCAGAGTTGTATGGTTTCTTTTTATAATCTATAAATAAATTTCTTAGTGTAGCTATTATATAAAAATCGTCCGTGATAGTATAGTTTTTATTATAAAACTTTAAATACATTTCTTGTACAATTTCGTCGGCTAAGTCTTTGTCCTTGCAAATTTGTAAGGCTTTTTTTCTCCAAAGCGAATCCTTTTTAGCTAATTCCTCAAGCATTTAATAGATTATTTTATACAAACTTACAAAATTATTTTTAATTCTTGGTTATTCATAATATTTTTATTTTTAATTGTTTGCATAGTTTAGTAAGACTTAGCGAATAGTTAGTAGCAAGACTACGTTAACGTTTCTTCAAGAACTTTTTTTATTCTTATCCATAACCATTCTGGAATAGAATTATCGTCGTTTTCTAACTCACAAAGAATATCTAACATTTCAGGTGCGTTGGCTATTAATCTTTGGTCAGCTCTCATTATTTCTAGTTCAGCATCATATCTTTCGTCTTGTCCGGGATATTTACTTGGATGATATAAACTACAAATCAAACCGCCTTTATTCCTTACAGCACGTTTTTTATCAGATGTAAAAACACATCCCCACTTTCCTTCACTTCCTTTAAATTTTGTTTTCATAATAATATTTACTTTTTAATTAATCCGTCCAGCTACTAACACACGTTTGTAGCTAGTGGCGGAATCTACGCTTCCGCATACGCCACCATCTACAAGCGTGGGAACGTTGTACGAAATGCGCGCACATATCTATTATTACTTTCTATTTAAAATCGTTAATAATTTATTACATTGTTTAATGTAAAACTCTCCTCTACCAGTTGCGTGTGCCGTATCTCGCATAAATTTAATAACTTCAATTGCCTCAGATACTTTTTTATCATTTGTATAAATTTTGCATTCTAAGGGTTCCCAATCATCGTTATCCTTAGCGTATTGCATATAATCGGTTAGTGTTGTTGGTTCGTCTTGTTCTATTTCTATGTCCGTTTGCGGAACTTCAAATCTACTATCTATCATTTCTCTTATAATTTTCTGCTACACATTTGTCTAATGCTTGTGTTTGCAGTTGGTTAATGATTTTTGATATTTCTGTTTTGTCGAGTACATCAACAAATTTAGGTTCTACATAAATAGTCATTAATCTGACTTTTTTTTGCTCTGTTGGTAGTTTATTTCTTGGCATAGTTATTTTAGTTGATTACGAATTTCAGAAACATTTACCATTAATTTATTAGATAAATTGTAAGGTAAAAAAGGCTCCGCTTCTGGAAACTCAGAAATTACTTTTGAATAAGTTCTTAAGCCATAAAGCAACGCTTCTATTTCAATAATTAATTTATCATAATTACCTTTCAATAACTTTTTATTATTTATTAAAGGTAACAAAACATCTGCATCTTCTTTAGTTGCAACAAATGAACTATTTCTATTATACGGAACTTCATTTAAAGTGTTCACATAAAAATAATCAAAACCACTTCCGCTGACTTGAAACTGACTTCTTGTATAAAAATAATTTTTATGTTTTTTAAATGTTTCTTTAATTTCTTTTGATAATCTATTTAAATAAATAGCTTCAAATTTTGTTGCAATTTCTTTTTCTAAATTAGTTATTTCTTCTAATTTTTTAGCTGTTAATTTTTTAGCTACTTGTGATGCGATTTCTTTTGTGATTCTTGACATAATTTTTAATGTGTTAATTAATAATAGAACAAATGTAATAATAAAAAAGCGAATAAAAAAGCGAGTGATTAAAATAATTTACTATTTATACAAATTCTAAATAAAAATGTTTCCCTCAGGAATAAGGGAAACATTAGTTAATTTCTTTAAAATCAATACTATAATCTACTTAAAAATATATTTTCCTTTGTCATCAAATTGACTGTCAAATTCGGGTAACCTTTCGCAAGGTTCGAAACCTACATTAACTCTTTGTTGTGCTTTACCGCATTTAAGACAAACTTCATACGTAGAAAGTCCGTAACGATTTGTTGCTCTTGTTTGCCATTCGTGTAAAGCCTCAATATTAAAAGCTCTTTCGAATACATTTTGTTTTTCACAAGGTGGTTTTATTTTTTTCATAACTGAATTTTATAAACAAACTTAACAAAACCGCTTACTACTATTTTGTCGGTTCCGTACATCATTTTTATATCAGGTCTTGGTAGTGCGCCACCATACAACTGCAAAGCTATTTTATCATTAATTGGTATTTCTAAAGTTCCACCTATTCCAATAGTCATAAAAGATTGTTTCATATCGTAACTAATCCCACCGCCCCAATTATCAAACCTATTTATTAATGTCGGTTCGATTGTTGGTGTTAATATCATTCCGGCAATTGGTATTCTATAACCTACAGAACCATACATACGATTAAAATCTATTCTATTGAAACTCTCGTAACCTATACCCACTTCGACGTTGTTATTTCCCACCATTTTAAACTCTAAAGAGTAATTAAGTTCGGGTTTGTTATTCGTTGGTTCACTCCCTAAAATTCCGTTTCTTAAATCCGCTCCAGCACTAAAATAAACGTGCTGAGCCGTTGCGATATTTGTAAGCAATAATGCTATAATTAGTTTTTTCATTTTTTATTGGTTTAAATTGTTATAAATAATATTTTTCTTTAAAGATTTGTAATAGTTCGGTGTATGTGTATTCCGTCACTGCCATACTTGTATCAGGGCTTTCAATTAACCATTTTGCAAACTTCACCGCAAAATCATCTGTTATTTGTTCTAAATCATCGGCTAATAATTGAGTGCTATAACTTCTATTCAATAATTGCTTAAGTATTTTTTTTCTTAACTTTCTCATCTTTTCTCAATTTGTTTAATTATTTCTTGTAACCCCTCAGTTATTGAAACGCCATCTTTTAAACGGATTGAGTAGTTGAGGGATTTGTTGTTGAATGGTTCGATTATTACTTTAACCCTTGTACGCTCGTCTTTTGGTCTGCCTAGTTTTTTATTGCTCATAATTTATTTATTAAGTTTTCGTTTTTACCTCTATTCCAATTATACCAACTATTAGTATTTTTAAAGAATGGATTTTTATCTGTTTCTTTTGCTTTTTGTCCTAATAAATAAGACTCTTTATCAAAGTGACTAAAAATAGATAATATTTCTTTTTCTCTACTACAAAACTCACATTTATTATATCTACCATCAGAACCTATTGGATAATAATGGTCGCAATGCAATGTGTCTTTATACTTACCAGTAGTTATATGATTACTCATTATCCAGAATTAATTTTAAAGTTGATTGTGTTTTTTGTGATTGTAATCTAAAAGGTTTATTTATAATCCAATCGAAAGTGTAATCTAAGGCTTCATCGTGGTCTTCTAAATATATACTAAAAACATAAAATTCAGTATATCCACTAATTTGAATTTCAATCAATTCAGGGATTGGTGAAACATCAATAACTTTAGAAATTACATCCTCAAATCTATCGTTTATATTTGTCATAATTATAAATTTATTATTTTGTTAATATCCTCTTTTTGGAACATAAACAACATATCTCTGTATGTTTGTTTTGATTTATATTCTCTACCAGATGAAGTTTGTTTAGTTATGTAGTAAAATATTTTACCATCTACTAATTCAACACCTGCGTTTTTTCTTTTAGCAACATTACTATTTTCAATTGCTTGTTTGAATAATTGTAATTTAGTTTCTTGAGTTGTCATAATATTTTTTGTTTTAATTGTTTCGTTATCTGAGTACAAATATAATGCTTAATTTCGATATACAATATATTAAAATGTTAAAGTTTTATAAATAAAAAAAGTGCGCCATTTCTGACGCACTCAAACCAACCAAAAAATTAATTATGAAAAAACTACTAATCGACCGAGAGACGCCCCAATCCAATACCAATAGTCAGACAAATATAATTAAAAAAACTTAACCGCAAAATATTTACGATATAAATAATAAATCGGAATTAATAAAAGTAGACATAATAAATTCCAGTAACTATATGTTTTTTCAGTTTCTTTATTTTTTAATTCTTTTCTTAATTCAGCATTTAACTCAGTTAGTTTTTTAGCCTCTTTTATAGCTTTTTCTGCTATACTAACCATTTTGTTATATTCTGCTATAGATACTTTTTTTTCTTTGCTTAAATCGGTTGTTTTCGTTTCGTTAATTTCTGCATTTTCAAACTCAATACCTTTGTAATTGCTTTTTTTAGTTGCATCAATTGGTTTAATAGTTTTCGTTTCAGTTACTATATTCTTTTCGGTATCTACTTTTGTTTCGACAACCTCTTTAATGTTGGTGTCGGTTTTCGTTTCTGTAGTTTCTTTTTCCGTAACAACCTCTGTAACTTCTATTTTCTGAACTTCTTTGACTTTCTCGGTGTTGGTTTTACGAGAGGCGCAACTTGAAAGTAATGCGATAAATAATATCACAAAGAATAACCGCCAAACTATTTTAATGTATTTTGTCATAATGTAAAATAAATTGTAGCCTCTTTAGTTCTACGATTAACTAAACCTTGTACTTTTTGTCCTCCAGCTTTTACCCATTTTAAGAACTCGTTTTTAATAGTTGCATCATTTGGGTTGTTGTTTACTTTTTTCAATAACGTAGACGTCGCAAATGCGCCAGTACCTATATTATACGCAAAAGATACTAACGCATCGAATTGATTTTGTGTTAATTCTTTTGTAGTCATTTCATCAACACGCTTTGCAAATTTATCAGCAATAGTTTTGAATATTTCAAAGGCGTATTCTTTTGTAATTGCATCGTCCAATAAAGTCACTCTTTTACCATTTGGATAGTAAGTATTTCCATAACCGATTGTAGGTATCTTTGCACTGCACAAGTAAGGTTTTAATTTCAAACCCTCAAACTCACAAATTAATTCGTAACCTTTTTTTGATAGTATCATAATGTTTCTAAATTTTCTCTTAACATTTTCTTACGTAAATATATTTCTTTTAAACGTGTTTCGTTTTCTTCACGTTCAATTCCGTCACGAAATACACGACTTACTTCGGTTGTAAAGATATGTTTTAAATGGTTAACCGCAATATGTATATCTAAACGGCAATCTGCAAAGTACTCATTTTCTTTGTTAGTTGCAAGGCTTGTGTAAATTATACCAGTATTTGTGGCGCATAAAAAGAAAATTTCAACATATTTCATTTTCTCTTTTTTGTAAATTGACTTTAATAAGCAATCATCCATTTCATCCACTTTAAAAGAAACGGAATGATTTTCAGAGTTTTGAATATCGATTAACATTTGAGCGTAATTTGCATCAACTTCTAAATTTTGGTAGTTCTTAATCTCTGAAATATCTACCGCATTGTATTGCAAATAAGAAACTTTAAACGGCTTTAAATTACTTGGTTGGCCGTTGCCGTTATGCGTGTGGAATATAATAAACCTTTTAACATCCTCTTTCAATAACACGCTTGTTATAATTCTATTGCACTCAGTTTGATTTGTAAGCATTGCTAAATTATTAGCCAAAATGCGTTCGTGTTCCCTTTGTTGATACATATTTTCTTGAATATTCAACTCCTCAATTTCTTCAATAAAAATACGGGTTTTTAACTTTAAATAGTTATCGTTTTTTTCTTTACTTTTTACTATTTCCCGATTCTCTTTTATGCGTTCTTTTATAAACGTGTAAATATCTTTACTAAAATATGAAATTCCAGATACAAAGGCAGTTGCGACAAGTAGGATTATAGGGTTTACGTCAATTGGCGTCATTCGGTTTGGCTATGATTTATTTTTAATATGTTCCGTAATTATTGATATTGCAGTTTCTGTCCCTAAATAAATGCCAGCTATTACTATCCAATCAGTAGACGTTATAAATTTTGAAAATAAAGCAATTGTAGAAATTATAAACACTAATAATTTTCTACTAATCCACTTACTTAATATTTTGTCGAATTGCTCTCTGCTCATCTGTTCACTCGTCTATCAATTAATAGTAATAACGGCATAAAGATAATAATTAAATTCCAAAACATAAAAGTTTGGTAATTACATTCTAAATAGAAATTTAAAAACTTAAACGCTAAATAGAAAAAACTAAAAGCAAAGCATTGTTTTTGAAAGATAGTTAATTTATTTAATTTATTCCAAAATGCGTAATAACTAATAGTTATAAACATTGCAATATAAAAAGGCGTGTCAAGTAAATCAATAACATTATACCTTTCAGTTTCATAACCAAAAAAGTTAATTCTTTCGCTATACCAATCGGTATGCAAAATCATTAATAGAATGAAGTTATAACTTAAAAGGTATATTGCTATGTTTTTCATTTATGGTTTCTTTTTTGGAGGAATAGGCGCACCAATTTTCGCATCGTCAATAGTTGAGCGATAACCAATAGATTCTACTTGAACTTGTGCAAGTGCTACGTTACACTCGTCAATAACTCTTTGTTGTTCTTCTGTCATAATATTTAATTTAAAATGTATTATAAAATTTTCCTGCTCCTGCGTTGTACAATTCTGTAACTTCTGTTGATGTTAATTCTCTGTTTTTCCAAATTGCTATTTCATCTAATTTACCTCTATGTTTTAAAAATTGAGTTGGTGACCATCCATTGATTCCTAAGACAACTGGTGCATTTCCGTTGTTCATTCGGGTATAAATCCCACCAGAGTTAAAATTGAATGGAGAATTCAAAACACCATTTATATAAATTTTACCACTACCAACTAAGCCAGTACCATTATCGGTGTATAATACTTGATTCCAACTACCTAAAGTGAAAGGATTTTCAGAAGTAGCTATTTGCTGATGTATTCCGTTATTATTAAATTGAAATTTAAAAAATCCAATAGAATTACCAGAAAATATTAACTGCCATTCATCGCCACCGCTTGTTGCTAATCTTTTATTTATTAGCCAGTTACCACTTGAAGATACCGAATCAACCCACACCCACATCGATATAGTAAAAGGAACGTCGGTAATTCCGTTTGTAAAACTAAAAACATCACTATCTGCAATTGTAAAATAATTTAAGTTTGCATTATTACCCAAATCAATACAGTTGCTATTTTTTCCACTTGGAAAAGTTGGCGAACCAACTATTGTTCCGTTATGCGTACCAGTGTGAATATCTGTTGCGTTACTTCCATCAAATGAATAATACGCCACTAAATTAGTTAAAAAGTTAGTACCTAAAATATTCTTTAATCCAAACATCATTGCACGTCTATTACTCATAAATTATGTTCTTTGATTAATTGAGTAAATAATTTCTGTAGCCGTTATGTACGTGCAATAAATGTAATTCACAACGCTTACAACATACGAACCACTACCTGACAACTTTTTAAATTTACTATCAAAAGTCGGAGCAGTTCCGCTATTATGAATTATAATATTTGTAACTCCTAATTTTGCACCAGTAACTGAAGCCGTAATATTTCCAGTTTCGGGTGTTGCTATACTACCATAAATTCTATCTGTTGCAAATGTTAGAGAAACTCCAGTTGTAGTTGGTGTTTCTATTGATAATTTACTATCTAACTGTGTTTGAATACTACTTGTAGCATCGTTGAAAGTGTCTTGATTTGCACTTTGCCATTTTCTACTTGGTGTTTCTGCTATATTATCAGCATCTAAAACCACAACGCCAGTTTGTCCGTTTACAGAATCGACTGCGCCGCTTAATTGTGAAATAGCAACTTTCTTAGTTTCGCCACCTTGTACAATTGGGATTACTTCTGTACCTGCTAATGGTAAAGACGCAGGGTCTAATGCACTAATTTTTTTATCTGCCATTA